TTGAGACACTTTGTTTTGTGAGCATCCATGATGGATGCAATGTCTCCACACTGTTCGAATGGAATGGTCACAGTCCATTTAGGGTGCGTTATGGTAACGAATCGAAGTACATCTAGTTCTTCGTTCATTCGTATTTCGTCTAACTGGACGAATGTCTTAACGGCACGAGAGTATCGCTTAGCCTGGGCGGCATGCTTTTTGCATCTCTTGGCGATGTATCTCTCGTAACCTTCCTCCAGGAGGTCCTCACGGGCGTATCCTACACCTTCGTAGAGCGCTTCGTGTTTGTTGATGTACACCCATGTGCATTTTTGACAGGAGAATCCGTAGGATTTCTCCACTTTACTAGTTACAGACCCCGTAGGCGTCTTAATCGATATATCGAGCGCCTGTTGGGCCACAACGGCCCAACTCGGGGTCTGAGACATGATTCGTCGTGAATCATGGCAGGCCTAAAATAACCATAGGTAGGATATTAGGCCGTATCTTTACTTTAGTTCCTTATGGCGCATCCTCAGTTGAACACAGTTATCCTTGATTATGTGGGAGATCCTACTGAGGGGCCTAAAATAATCGACATCCCTAAAGGATTGTCGATTGTTAACAGAAAATCATACAGGTCTGGATATATTTATTCTGTGGATTTTATTGAGTATATTCCTGATGTCGGAGCCCCTGGGGCTCAGAATGAGGTAACTATTGCACATTTGCCGAATAGTTATCCAATTTTGAATGCTTATCAACTTGGTTTTGAAAATTGGAAGGAGCAGCGCGCAGAGGCTATTGGCGAAACTGGTATTCAACCAGGGCGTTGGTCTGATTTCAAGCCGTTTTACAATGAAGATCATCAAAACGGTACTTTTGGCGAACTTGAAGTTCGTGGTATTGGTACTGGATTTGCCCTCCAGGAGTTAGATCGTACTGGTGGGGAATGGAATCGTGCGGAGTTGATTCGTAATGATGTAGGTGCTGCTACTACTACTACCATCAATGTTGGTATGTTGGGTGACGATAATTTGGCTGCTGCTTATGGTTCACTTATTGAGGCGTATGGTGACACCAGGGTTGCCACCCTATCGCCAGATCCGTTGTTGCCTGTTGTAGCTTCCCAATCGTGGATAACTCGAACAGGCGAGGCATCCGCTGCGATGACTCTGGAAGTTGTAGATTTGATTGAGGATGAGAATGAGCGTCCTCCATATGCAAATCAGAATGATGTGACTCTCCCCCCAACTTATGTGGGGAATTCTGAGTCTCATGTTCCTCTTGGAATGTTGATGGATCGGGCCGTTACTGGTTCTACCGGGCGAGCTGTTAATTTGGATGGGGGACTGGTTCCCCTGGGTCTTCTGGCGATTAATGTCGCTGGTACAGAGCTGTATACGATTCGTGTGCATGTTACTCGAGGCGACTATAAGGGAGTCGCCGCTAAGGTGATGGGGGATTTTGATTGAATGAAGCTCCCATTCCAGAGAAGGCAGTCTCTGCTGCCAAAATGGCCCAGATTGGGCAGTTGATTAAGGATAACCAAATTCTCACTGCTGTGATTGTGTTTGTATTGTGGCAGGCTGGCGCCCTGGCTAACGCTGTCTCTTTTATTGGAGGAGTGTGTTAATATGGCGAAGTACAAGTATGGTAAGAAGTTCAAGGCATCGAAAGGTAAGCACAAGGGTAAGTTAGTGCAATACCGCTACACTGGTGGTCGTAAGTCCACCAAGACAATGGTGAGAGCGAAGCGATGACTCACCAGACCCATATTGGGGCTAGGGCTGGTCTTTATTTTTGGATTGGGTTAGGTCTTATTGTTACTATTTTGGGGCCTCACCCTGCAATCAAAGCCTTTGGCATTGGTATGTTGATTCCTGGTCCTATGCATATTGCTTTTGCAGCTGCAGGTGGAGCTTTGACAGCAGGTTGGGATCATTCCGCTTCAGATGTTTTTGATGTTTTATCTGGTAAGTGGTATTTCGATGAAGTCGTTGAGGATCTATGTGATCCATTCTCTTCGAATCCTTTGCGAAGATGTGTGGTTAAATTTTAGGGACCTGGTGCATCCCGCATTCCTTCCCCCACGCACCTCCTCTTCAATCGCTCACAAGCCGACTGGCGCGAGTCTCGCGCCATTGACATGGTCGGCGTGCAGTGAGCAGGCGGCTACCATTTGCCTATTTTGCAGGATTTCCAATGGTTCGCTTTGGTGATGTATTTTGTGAGATAGTTCACACAGGCCTTGCGGCCGCAACCCTTACGGGTTTCACCTCTGACTACATACTCCCGTTGGTAGTCTTTGACCGAGCGGACATCTACTATGCCTCCCCATTCCTTGTGGAATCTCGAGTCCTCTTGGAATACGGCTTCACCATCGGGGACTTTGACGCCGTAGTCCAGTTTGGGTTTGTTGTCCAGGTACTTGCTGACAATTATTGAGTGTGTGTGGAAATGCAGCTGCATTCCTGCAGGAGACCAACCGTTCCAGACTACTGTCTGGACACACTCAGGCCAATACCTGCCAAGGGCGTTCCTTGAGATCCACCATTTGTTTTGGTATCTCCAGTTGCGCCAGTGTTTGAGACACTTTGTTTTGTGAGCATCCATGATGGATGCAATGTCTCCACACTGTTCGAATGGAATGGTCACAGTCCATTTAGGGTGCGTTA